AGACCCGTTAGTGAAGTCGTACCATTGAACGTCCACGAGGTCGTCGCAGTCGCCGCAGAGGAAGGGATAACGTAAGCAGTATTCCCAAAAATACTTACTACGTTGACAATGTTCGGGTTTGCCATTTGTTGCTCCTTAGAATCCGAAGATCATGCTCATTGCGACTGACTTACCGGTAGAGATTCCGCCGCCGCCGCCGCTTGCTGCCGCCCATGCCGGGACACCAGACACCAAAGTGAGCACCTGCCCGTTGGTGCCTGCGCCAAGCTTGCTCAGCGTGTTCGCCGCCGATGCGTACAGGAGATCGCCCGTAGCGTAGGTGCTCTGGCCGGTGCCGCCGCCGGTAGCACCCAGCGTCCCCCACGACGGCGCTGAGCTTGCGCCGCCAGAGATGAGCGCCTGACCGGAAGTGCCGTAGCTGGGCGTCGCACCAATACCTAGCTGACCAGACGACCCAACCTCGAACCGCTTCGTAGCGTTGGTGTAGAACTCAATCGGGTAGGTCGAATCAACGTAGACTTGCAGCGCCGTGTCAGAACCACCGACATAGCCCACCCGGGTGCTGCTGCCGCTGTAGAAGGATTGCAGGGTAGCCGTACCCTCGAGTCGCGATTCCGTACCCACCACATGCAGCTTCGCAGACGGGCTGTTGCCGGTACCAATACCGAAGTTGTTGTTGGTGCCAACAGCCGCAACCGTCGTGCCGCCCATCATCAACAGGAGCGGAACAACGGAGGCAGTGCCGTTGGCAAACGACTGTAGTCGAACATCCGTGGACAACGCACTCAGTTGAAGTGCGCTCGAGTTCGTCGGATCAGAGTTATTGAACGCAACATACCGCGTCGTCGTCGAGGTTCCGTTCGGCAACAGACTGAACAGCGTGTTCGCGTTAGTCGTACTGGTCTGCACCAGTATCCGATCTGTGATTGGACTGTTGCTGCTGAAGTCACCCGTAATGCGACGACTCGTCCCGCTGAACGTCAAGTTGCCCGAGATCGTGCCACCAGCGAGCGGGAAGTAAGTTGACGACGCCGACGAAGTCGTCAGATACGACGACATGCCAGCCTGCGTCTGATACGTGGACGCCGCCGTGGCGCTCGTTAGGTAACTCGACAGATCCGGGCCGGTGAACTGGCCGGTCGTAGCGTTGTACGTTAGGTTCTGGGTCGCACTCAGAGACGACAACTGAATCGGCGTAAACCCGAGCGCATTGGTAACGTCCGCCGAAGTTACCGGAACGAACGCTGGTTGTTTTCCAAGATACGACATTATGAAATCTCCAATACGCTCAACAGAACGTCAACAGTCTGGTCTGAGGTAACCTTAATCGCATCCGCCGCCTCGAGCACCACCTTCTGGTCTCCGCCGATAGGCACAAGTGCCCCGCCCATCGGAACAGGCGCACCCTTCACGACGTAAACCGTCGTTGCCCCCACCGTTACCTCGACACTGATATTGGCCGTCGCGTTGGCCGTGTTGGCCACAGTCATGCCGATGATTGTCGATTGCGTGGCTGACGGTGCGGTGTACACCGTAGTCTGCGTAGTTATGCTCGCAGAAGCGTAGTTCTTGAATGTGTTTGCCATGTCTTACCCCAGAGCGATAGACAGAGCCAACGCACTGCCCAAGACGTCAGTAGGAACCCAACGGTTGTTGACCGCGTCCCACACGACAGCCTGACCAGCAGAAGGCGAACCGTATACCTCAACCTTGTCGTTGTTCAGGTTAGTGAAGTTGGCATCGACCTCTGCATTTGTTAGCGGAGATCCCTTGCCAGATCGTGTGGTAATCGCGCTCATGACCTACCCTTACGATACGGTGACCGTCCAAGTGATCGACATCGTGTCGGCAACGTCCTTGTTCACGGCAGCAAACACCGTGCGGCAAAGCATCGTGCCGTTTGAGGCAGCGTTGAAGATGCCAGCCTCGGTCAAGGCAGTCAGCGTTGCCGGAGTGCCAGCAGGATAGTTTGCCGAGTAGGCGATCTGGTTGTTGTTCACCACAGTGGATGTCAACGCCACACGAGCCGATTCCGACCCCAGCGCAGTGTTGCCTGCCGCAGCAGCGGTAGTACCCGTGCCGACAGCCATGTGGGTCATAGCAGTCGCCGTAGCGTCTTTCATGCGGCTGGCGATGTAGTTCAGGCCAGTGGTAACAACGAGGTTGTTGTACTCGTCGTCGTGCTTGATGGTGCCGTCAGGCGCAGTGACCACAATCTTCAGTTGACCAGTGGCCTTGATAAGTTCATTCGTGTTCATATCCATTCCTTAAAAAGTTCTTTCAACTCCAACGTAACCTTGCGCGAAAAAGTCTTCGCTCACGTAGTTCTGCGAAATCAGGTTTCCCGAGTCAGACGGAGAAGCGCCGTCGGTCAAACCTTTCCCAGCGGCTATGACAGCCGCGTCCGATTGAGACACCATAATTTCCAGTGTCTTCCCGAACCCCTTGCTCGCAACATCCGAGATCGTCGCGGCGTCTGCCAACACCTTGTCGAAAGCGCGGATCGCTTCGTCTAGTGTGGTCGCTGTTTCCTCGTAACCACTGATGACGCCTTGGCCGATGTTGATGAGATCGACCGCAGTGACGACATCCGCGAAAGACTTGGTAATTACTCTGGCGGTCTCATCGCTGGTGGTGACCGCATCGCTCAAGGAGCGCAGGTAAGCCACCGTCTTCTGCAAAACGTCCGCCATCGCCACAGCGTCGGCAAGCGTCTTGTCCAGCGTGATGTTCTGCTCGTCATCCGCTGTAGTGACATCGATGTCGTCTGTTGGGGTTACGGTGTCCGATAGAACCTTGCCAATCATCCGTGTGTAGGCTTCGGTAACAGACGCCACATCATCCGCTGCCTTGGCAAAGACAAACGTCTTGTTGTCGGAGGTAACAGACGAATCGCTTAGACCGCGAGTCAGCCCCTTGGAGATTGTTTCAAGCGCCGAAGCCGAATCGGCCAGCGCCTTTCCAACGACGATAGCTTTGGTTTCGCTGGTCGTCGCGGTATCGGTGTAGCGCAAGATCTTGACAAACGAGCCAAGCGCAATCGACAACCGCACAATCTGCGCGGCAGCAGCTTGAACTGTTGCAACAGCGGCGGACGCCTGAATCTTGGCGCGTACCTCTGTTACTGAAAGCTTCACGCAAAGTCCTCGCGGATTTTGAACTTGATGAGGTCGTAAACAGTCTGTTTGGTGTTGTCAGAGAAGGTGATCTCTACCTCACCTTCATAGTCCCCGGCATCCACGTTTAACGTCGTTGCGTTCCATGCGAATGCTGCTATGCCGCTGGGGCCGTCAAGGATGACGCCGTTCAGAGTGTCCAAAACCGTAGTCGAACCTACGGCACGAAAGCGCAGCACGACGGACGAGTTGCTGATGTCAATCGCCAGTCCGGTGATGTCGTCGAGCACCGTGATCTTGACTTGTGGTCGGGTGTCCCCTTGAACGAGTTTGATCTTCTCCGCCATGTCACACCTTCCGTAGCTGTACGCTCAGGCTTGAGCGGGTATAGCCTCTCGTCGCCTTCTGACGGGCCGCATTGACCCCAGCCATGTACCGCGCCTGATTGATCTGTGCCGCCTGTGGATTGCTGTAGGGCTTCCCAGCCGACGTTTGTAGTTTGGCCACCGCACCAGCCGCAATCGGCTCCACCCACTGCTCGAACAGAAAGTCCTCGCACGCAACAGAAGTTCGCAACGGAGCCAGCGATACCCGCAGCGTCACTGCGCTCGCCAAGGTAGCGTCGGGGATCGGCAGCAAGGACATGGTTACCGGGTCTTTCTGGATGAAGTACTTGGGCGAGGAGTACGACGGCGTGTAGCCACCGATTCGCTGGTTGTAAACCGCCGGGTCAAGCACCTGATCCGGGGCAGCAGCCTCGAGCTTGTCGCCCTTAAACCAAGCATTCATGATCCTGATGATCCGAGTCCCCGTGACGGGCGTCTCAAGGTCGTAATCCGACGTCTTGGCAATCACCGTAATCGGGTCGTGATCCTCTTGGTGAATGTTGGTCTTCTCGCAGAAGTCGATAGCCGTATCCCGAATCGCCTGAATCGCAGTGATCTCCGGGCAGTTAGCAACCTCGGGCAACACCCAAGAGAAGAATTCGTCGTAACTGGTAGACACTAAACGCCTCCTGCCTTGGCGGCCAACAGATTCGGGGTCGCGCCAATCTTGTTCGTCTCCGGCGAGAACGCGAAGTCCTTACCAGTCTTCAGGCCAAGCAGCGACATGAACACCTGCAAGTAGCCCTGCGCCAACGCCGCATTCGCCGCAAACTCCGCGTCCTTTGAGTAGGCGCGGAAAAGCACATAGTTAAACAACGGCTCGGCGTACACATCCGCCAAGACCAATGCCGTCGAACTGCTTGTGATCTCGACCGGAGACTTCGAATACAGAATCTCCAGCTTCATACCGGCAGTCGCCTGCGGGTATACGTAGAAGTGGATGGGATCTCGGTTGTCATAAACGAAGTTCACCACCTTGCCGGTAGAGGCTCTCGTAT